GTTAAAAATATAAGTGCGATTTTACCTCCACCTGCTCCACCTCAACCTATGGATCCTAGTTTAGAACATATTATGGCCATTAGCGGAAAACCTTTTCAAGCCTATCCAGGACAAGATCACAAAGCCCACATCGATGCGCATTTAAGTTTTATGTCTATCTCTATGGTGCAAAATAATCCATCAGCAATGATGGCTTTACAAAAAAATATATTAGAACATATTTCTTTAATGGCTCAAGAACAAATTCAATTAGAATATGTTGAAGAATTAAAAGAATTACAAATGATTCAACAACAATTAGCACCAATGATGCAAAATCCACAAGCAATGCAAGGTATGCAACAAAATCCACAAGCAATGCAAATGCAACAAAGAGTTAAACAACTTACTTCTATGATGGAAGCTAGAAAAGCAATTTTAATTGCTGAAATGACAGCTGATTATGCTAAAGAAGAAGATAAAATTAGCTCTGAAGTAGGTGGAGATCCATTACTTAAACTAAAATCAAGAGAATTAGACTTAAAAGCTAAATCAGATCAAGAAAAAACAGTTAACAATGAAGCAAGACTTGATTTAGATACTATGAAAGCGCTAATGGACGACCAACAACACGACGAAAAGCTAGAACAAAACGAAGATTTAGCTGGATTACGTGCAGGAGTGTCATTAACTAAGCAAACGATGGCTGATGAAAGTAAAAGACACGATTTCGGTAGAAATTTTAAAAAAAATTAAGTATATTAACAACTAAGGAGAAAACTATGGACAAAGATTGGCAAAGAGGATCAACTTTCATGAACAAAGACGTTAAGATTGAAAAAGAACTTGGCGTTGGGAAAGATGGTTATCAAACTGGTGGAAAAACGATCGAAGCTACTGATCCTTTCGAAACTCAAACTGTTACAGTTAGAGGAACGAAAGCGATGAGAGCCGATAAAAAACCAGTTAAAGCTAAGTGGTACTAAATGTGGTTCTCGGCAATTAAATTAGCCGTTTCTGCTGGAAGTAAAATTTATTCTAACAGACAAAGAGCAAAAGTTGCAATGTCTGATGCACAATTACTTCATGCAGAAAGACAAGCACGTGGCGAAGAACAATACCAAGGTAAATTGTTAGAAGCCCGTCAAAACGACTACAAAGACGAATTCGTTTTGGTGATTTTATCGGCCCCAATAATTGTGCTGGCTTGGGGTGTGTTTAGTGATAGTCCGGTGGCCATGGAAAAAGTAAAAATTTTCTTTGAACACTTTGCAACGCTACCTACATGGTTTTCGACTTTGTGGATCCTTGTAGTAGGTAGTATTTTTGGTATAAAGGGAACACAAATATTTAAAAACGGAGGAAAAAAATGAGACAAAACGGAATAAGATCAAATGTAAGATTTCCTTATGGATCAAGTGGTAGTTCTAAAAAACAAGGCTACAACGATAGACTTGATGAATCATTAGGAGCAAGAAACGGAAAAAAATCTCAAAGCTTTAAAGCTAGAAGAGATGAATCAAAAGGCATGGAAAAAGCATCTGGTAACAGAGCTTATTCTGCTGTTGGAACAATGGATAAATAATGGCAAACACAGGCAAAATGAATAACCTAGAAGAACTTGGTAGAATTGATTCTGAAAAAATGAATTCAAATAGAAGAGCTGAAAAAAAAAGAGTTATTGGTGAAATTAAAGAAGGATATAACAAAGGTGGTAAAGTTAAAGGTTACGGACACGGTGGAAAAATTAAAGGTTGCGGAGTTGCGACTCATGGTTTCGGCAAAGCAATGAAAAGCTAATGGCAAGTAAGTGGATACAAAAAGCTATTAAAAAACCAGGATCTTTAAGAAAATCTTTAGGTATTAAAAAAGGTGAAAAGATTCCTGCTAAAAAATTAAATGCAGCAGCTAAAAAAGGTGGCAAGTTAGGTCAACGTGCAAGATTAGCTAAAACATTGAAAGGTTTTAAAAAAGCATAATGAAAAAATTGTGGAAAAAATTAATAGATAAACTCTTTGGTAAAAGATGTGAATGTGTTAATAAAAAAAAAAAATCTCAAACAGTCTTTACATGTGAAGACTGTGGAAAGACAGTAAATGGCTAAACGTGGCCTATACGCAAATATACACGCTAAAAGAAAAAGAATTAAAGCTGGTTCAAAAGAAAAAATGAGAAAAGTAGGTAGTAAAGGTGCTCCCACAGCTAAACAATTTAAAAGAGCAGCTAAGACTGCTAAAAAATAATGATTGCATTACGAGGACAGGGAAGGGCTTATTTAAAAAATGGAGGTTCTCCGGCTTGGACTCGAAAAGAAGGTAAGTCTGAATCAGGTGGATTAAATAAAAAAGGTGTTGCATCTTATAGAGCAGCTAATCCAGGATCAAAATTAAAAACTGCTGTAACCACTAAACCATCAAAATTAAAAAAAGGATCTAAGGCCGCTAACCGTAGAAAGAGTTTCTGCGCGAGGATGACCGGGATGCGTAAAAGACAAAAAGCTAGTAATAACACAGGTGATGATAGATTATCTAAATCTTTAAGAAAGTGGAATTGCTAATGCGTAATTCTATCTTATGTGCCCTCGAAGCAAGATATGAAGCAGTTATCGCAGAAGCGCATACTATTATTAATATTTATTTAGAAAATTCAGTAGGTATTGGGGAACATCCTCAACATATTGAAGAAGTCGACAAGCAACTACAAAAAATTTCTGATGCAGAAGAAAAATTATCCGCATTAGAAGATTTTAAGGAAGAGCCTGAAACAAAAGAGGAGAAATAATGCCGTTTAAATCTGAAAAACAAAGAAGGTATTTATTTAAAAATAAACCTAAACTTGCTAAAGAATGGACTGATAAATACGGAAGTAAACCTAAAAAAAAGAAAAGGAAGAAGAGAAAATAATGGATGATATACAATTAATAGTTCAAACACAAAAATCGTTAAAAGAAAGACTACAGCGTATCGGAGATTCTATTTTGGCAGGAGGGGTTGACAATATGGAAAAATATAAGTATTTAATAGGACAAGCACATTCTATACAATTAACATTACAGGATATCTCTAACCTGCTAAAACCGAAGGAGCAAAAAGATGAGCAAGGAAACGTTATCGACATTGGAGAAGGCAAAGGAAGCACCAAAAATTAAATTAGGGCTTCAAGACAAATACGAAGAAGAGAAAAAAAATTTACCTCCAGAACCAGAACCATTATCTCCTGATAATATTGGAGATACAGTTGACGAATTACCAGAACCGTCTGGATATAGAATTTTAGTTTTACCTTTTACTCCCAAAAGTAAATCAGCAGGTGGAATTATATTTTCCCAAGAATCTTTAGATAAAGCAAGAATAGCTACAACTTGTGGTTATGTTTTAAAGATGGGAGATTTAGCATACAAGGATAAAGATAAATTTGGTCAACCTTGGTGCAAATTAGGAGATTGGGTAATTTTTGCTCGCTATGCGGGCTCACGATTACCAATTGAAGGTGGAGAAGTGAGAATACTTAATGATGACGAAGTGTTAGGGACCATTAAAGATCCTGAAGCAGTTCTGCATTTAATTTAACAACATAGGAGAAACTATGCCAGAAGATATAAGAGCATCCGAAGAATTAATTGATGTTGGAGAAAAAGAAGGAGCAGAAATTAATTTAGATGAAAAAGGCGAAACGGTCAAACAAGAGGAAGTTAAAGAAGAGATAGTTGTTGAAGAAACAACTCCAGAAGATAAAACGTATGAAAATGAGAAAAAGGTAAAACTCGAAGAAAAAAAATTAGACGAGAAAAAACCTGAAGAAAAAGATGAGTTAAAAGAATATAGTGAAGGCGTTCAAAAACGTATTGCTAAATTAACTCGTAAGATGAGAGAGGCAGAAAGACAGAGAGAAGAAGCTGTTCAATATGCTCAATCAGTTACTCAACAAAAAAATAAAGCAGAAACAAGATTATCTAAATTAGATAAATCTTATGTATCAGAGTTTGAAAGTAGAGTTAAGACTAGTTTAGCAGCAGCTAAGTTAGCTCTTAAAAACGCTATTGAATCTCAAAATGTAGAAGCACAAATTGCAGCACAAGAACAGTTAGCTAATTTAACTGTAGAAAATGCAAGATTGAATTCTATGAAAGTTAATAATGTGGAGGTACCTCAAGAAAAAGAAATTAATGTTACCCCTCAACGACAAACACCACAATCTGATCCTAAAGCAGAAGTCTGGGCAGCTAAAAATGGTTGGTTTGGTAATGATACTGCAATGACTTACACAGCTTTTGATATACATAAAAAGCTTGTAGAACAAGAAGGATTTGATCCTAAATCAGACGAATATTATGAGGAAGTAGATACAAGAATAAGACTTGAATTCCCGCATAAATTTGATAAGATAGAGGACAACACTACAAAAAGAGCAAAACCTGCTCAAAATGTAGCTTCGGCTAAACGTTCGGCCTCAACAGGACGCAGAAAAATTGTGAAACTCTCGCCTTCACAAGTAGCAATTGCTAAAAGAATAGGCGTGCCACTCGAAGAGTATGCGAAACAATTAAACATCACGGAAGGAGCATAAGCATATGGAAAATGAAAATATAAAAACTTCTCGTGCGAGTCAAACAAGAGATAAGGTTAAAAAACCTACAACTTGGACTCCACCCTCAGCCCTTGATTCACCCCCTGCACCCACTGGGTTCAGACATAGATGGATTAGAGTAGAAACTTTAGGTTTTGATGATACAAAAAATGCATCTGCAAAACAGAGAGAGGGATGGGAATTTGTCAGAGCTGATGAATACCCGGAAACAAATTATGCATCTATGACAACAGGAAAATATGCTGGTGTTATAGGACAAGGAGGCCTAGTGCTGGCTAGGATACCGGAAGATATCGCGCTTGCTCGTGAAGCTTATTATAATAAGCAAACAAAAGATCGAGATGAAGCAGTAGACAACGACGTTCTTAAGGATCAGCACCCAAGTATGCCAATCAATAGTGAAAGGCAAACTCGTGTAACTTTTGGTGGTACAAAGAAATAGTTCTTTTAACAATTTCTAAGTCCAACAAAATTTCATTAACCGAACTGGAAGTCCTTCGGGACAGGTTCACTTAAGAAAAGGAAAAACTATGGCGAATAGTAATACAGCTGGATACGGATGTAGAGCAGTAATGACTGTGGGTTCAACACCTGCAACTTCTGGTCAATCCGAATACAAGCTACACGACTATGATGGAGCCGCTTTCAATACAATCTTCAAAGGGGACCCTGTACAACTTAACGTTGGTACACAGGCAGCTGAAAAAGGTTATTTGATGGACTCTACATATGATACAATGGACGACGGAAAACCGGGCGGAGCCGACTGGGCGAATAACACTGCTTCTAGTACTTTACTAGTAGGTGTATTCAACGGTGGTTTCTACGTGGATTCTGGAACCAAAAAACCAACTTGGGCTAACTCAATTGCTTCAGGTTCTAACTTCGGTGTTGACTACAACACTGGTTCTAGCGATGGAACAGCTTTTGTAATGGATAATCCTCTACAGGAATTCAATATAAGAGTAGGTGGGACTGCGTGGCAACAAAATGACGTTGGTCTTTTTTATAACACAGGCGACAATGGGGCTACTGGTAGAGACGGTATGTCTGATGAGAGATTAGTTATTGCAAACACTTCGGCGAATGCAATGTTTACTCTTGTTAGAGGTGCAAATGTTTCTGGCCAAAACGACTACACTGCTGATGGCAGTGATGTTGTTGTAGTTATTAACCCAGCATCGCATGCTTACAACTAATCTGAATAGGAGATAAAAACATGGCAATATCACGAGCACAGCTAGTTAAAGAACTAGAACCAGGTTTGAATGCACTATTCGGACTTGAGTACAAACAGTATGCTAACGAGGCAGCTGAAATTTTCGACACAGAATCATCTGACAGAGCTTTTGAAGAAGAAGTAATGTTAAGTGGTTTCGGAAATGCAGCAGTAAAACCTGAAGGTCAAGGTGTATCATTCGACGATGCGCAAGAAACTTTCACGGCTCGTTACACAAACGAAACAATCGCTTTAGCGTTTGCAATCACAGAAGAAGCTATCGAAGATAACTTGTATGACAGACTTGCGTCTAGATATACAAAAGCGTTAGCAAGATCTATGGCAAGCACTAAGCAGATTAAAGGCGCAGCAGTATTGAACAACGCGTTCAATCCAGTTTATGCTGGCGGTGATGGAGTAGAACTTTGTTCTGCTGTTCACCCAACGCTTTCAGGAAACTTCGCAAATGAATTAGCAACTTCTGCTGATTTAAACGAAACTTCTTTGGAGCAGTCTTTAATTGACATTTCAGCGTTTACGGATGAAAGAGGACTTAAAATTGCTGCTAGAGGAATGAAAATGATTATTCCACCTGCATTACAATTTACTGCTGACAGACTTATGAAGTCTGAAGGTAGAGTAGGTACTGCTGATAATGATATCAATGCAATTAAGAACATGGGAATGATTTCACAAGGTTATACTGTGAATCATTACTTAACTGATCCTGATGCATTCTTTATCAAAACAGATGTACCTAATGGTCTAAAACATTTCAATAGATCACCTATCAAAACGACTATGGAAGGTGACTTTGACACTGGAAACGTTAGATACAAAGCTAGAGAGAGATACGTATTTGGTTTCTCTGACCCTAGAGGTATCTTCGGATCACCAGGAGCATAATAAGTAAATCAAATTAGGGGCCGCCTTAAAACGGCCCCTTTTTTTATAATAAGGTGTAAAAATGAAAAAAACTCTCATACATATCTGGGCACATAGCTATCATGCTAAATTTGAAATATTAGCTGAACATAGTGCTGAAAGTGTTGAAAAAGCAATACTTGACAAATTAGGAGAAAACAGTATAAAATGGGAGTATCTCGGAAACAACTATAATAACGAGATAAATCGTATAACTTATGAGGAGGTTATTGATGATACAGGACATGTACAAACAAAAACAGTCCTTGGAGTTGAAGTGGCAACAGGAGCACCTAGATAATAATAGGTACACTCTTAACATGGTCAGAATTGATGACAAAATTAAACAAATCATTACTGACATTAAATTGGAAGAAGCTAGAATGGCCCACAGGTATAATTCTATTGAAGACGCCGCTCCACAAGTTTCTGTAGCTACTTAATCAAAAGCTACATCGCAGAAATCGAACATTTTCCATAGGATCTCTTGCACTCTACTCAAATCTGTTGTATATTTATCACACTATACATTTAATTAATATTGAACGTAGACGCGTATAGTCGACGGCCTAGAGACTGCGTTCACATAATCTAGGAGGATTATAAACATGGCAAATACTAACTTTTCCGGCCCAATATCAGCTGGAAACATAAAAAACACTACAGGAACAACTGTTGGTGAAAATATAAAAAACACAGGTCAAGTTGTAATGTCTCAATCAATTATGATTGATGCAGCAGTCGTAGTAGGAACAACTACTTACAACGTAGGTGTAATACCAAAAAACTCACAACTACTTACAACTACAATTAGAGTGGCAATAGTAAGTAATGCGAGTGGAACAGCAACTGTATCTGTAGGAAAAACAGGAACAG